ATCAAGAACATATGAGAACGGATCCTCCGTCAGTTTGTATCGTTCACGCAGATCCATGATTGACCTCAGGCATACCAGTAAAGATGACTAGTCGATCCAAGATTGTCGTTAGTCGGAACCTCAGGCGGGTTGCCGTCGGTAGCTACATACATCGATCCTGGGATACCGACGTATTCATACTGCCCGAGCAAGTCGCAACCGGTCACCAGAGGCATGCCGCATATCAGTGGGTTAGCCAGGTTGTCGTAGATGTCCATGATCCACCCGCCCATCGGCGTGAAGCAGTATCGCAACCGAAGATAATAGAAATCGGTCCCCAGCTGAATGTTGAGTTTCTGTGCCTGGCTGATCAGGGGTATCTTATAACTCTGGGCCATCGGTCATCTCACAGTGGCGATCCGAGATCGTAAGGCATCTCCGCCGATCCGGTGGTTCCTTGCGGGATACCTGTTCCGGTAGATGGCGGTTGCGCCGGCTGCTCGGCCACCCCTGACCACGGGACAATGCCTCCAGCGGCCTCCCCAGGACCCACACTCGGCGGAAGCTGCTGACCAGGCGGAGCCACACCGCCCCCCGGTTCGTAAGAAGGAGGAGGAGGACCGGCATCACCGGGCTGCCATTCGGAAGCCGGAGGTTGAGTTGAAGAGGACGGAAAACTCGGAACTCCAGTAGGATTAGTGCCCGGATCGGGAGGCGTAGGAGTCTGAGAACCCTGGTCGCTTTGCGACGCAGTCTGACTCGGCGTCGCCTGATTGCTAGAGCTGACCTGTGCCTGCTGCGTATTGGTGATGATGATCTCACGCAGATTGACAGTCATGTTCAATGCGTATTCGCTGGTCACGTCCGTAGTCACCGCCATGGACTGGATCAGCATGTTCTGATACAACCGCTTGCCCGTCGATACGTTCAGCGGTTGACGACCTTGCTGCAGAGCGACCATGGTCTGATAACTCATCTTGACGAAGCCCTCGGTCTGATGCGTTGAGTCTGAGAACCCAATGCGCATCTGGACTTCGTAAGGAAGATGGAACGCGTGATCGGTGATCGCCGCTCCCGTCTCCACAGGGTGATCGGTGATGCGTATAGTATCAGTGTGGATCTCCTCGACGCTAACATCAGGAATAATGGTGCCGATGTATCGAGCGCCGGTCGAGATCATCGCGTATGATGCAGTGACATCACCGATAGTCGGACCGTAGCTAGACTGAGTCAGATTACCAGACGGGTTAGCCGGATTAGAAGCGGGTGGGCCGTAACCCCCGGCAGGCGGCAACTGGCCAGGCACGTCATAGGGAATGGGGATGGTGCTGCGCACCGGCACGAGTTCGTTAGCCATGGTCAATAACTGAACTTGGCCGGGCTACCCTGACCCGGACTACTTCCGGGGGGAATAGACGGAGTGGAGTTCGCTGGACCCTCAGCCAAAGCCGGATCCTTGATGCCGGTCGACTTGAGAATGTAGTTTTGATCTCCTTTCTCCCCGATGGTGATCATGGTGACATACCAAGGCACGCCACGCGTATCGCCTTCCCAGTCTATAGCGAGAACCCGGTATATGCCATCAGCGGTGTCGAGAGCGGCGATGCGCTGCTGGAAGTCCGCCTCGATGAACGAGTAGTCACCACCTGTGCCCCACACCGGATCTGATGGATTGATGTCTTTCTGATCAATCTGCAACCGAGTATTAATGCTGAACTGGGGACCGATGAGGGCGGTGACGATGATGCCGTTGACCGTCTCCTGCGGCATGCCGATCAGGCCGGTGGCCGAGTTTAGAACGGTGGCCGATACCTGTGGGCTGTGTCCCTTGTCGACGATATGAAGCTTTCCCATGTCGACGTATGCCAGAGCATTCTTGCTGGAGGCCAAAGTGTTGAGGGCATGCGTGGCCATTCCCTGCAAGGTGACGGCGCGCGGATACTTGGGTTGAGACAAGTCGACGAACGATGTCAATCCTTTAGTGACGCCGAACTTGCCGTACTGGTTGAGGATCTCGTTGTAATGATCCTGTGGCGTCGATCCCGCCGCGAACGTCTTGCTGACGGTGGCGAAGTTGAATGCCACATCTCCGTCACCGGCGAAGATGTCGCAATATGTGTCGGTGGGGCTCTCTCGACCAAGATTGACGTATTTGATGTTGCCTTGGAAGATGACGCCATGATTGCCTATGTATCCGGCGTCGAGCTGGATGAACCCGAGTTCCGCCATCCCCTTGACCTTCTCGGCCGTCTGCTTCGACAGGTTATACACGCGAGCCTCTATCCACTTGGGGATGGCGTTAGTGGCGTGGTGGATGCTGAAACGGATGCGCATAGCCGACAGATCGATGGCCTCACTCTGACCGGCCACGATCAGCTGGCAATACCGCATGTAATTCTGGCTCATGCGATCTTGGTCCTGAAGTTGCGCACCATGCGCTGCTGCGTGTCGTCGAGCGAACTGGCGATCATCTTACCCGCCGCCTTGGGATCGTCGAAGCCTGTGACGTTGATCGTCACCGGATGGCTGATGCTGTGATCGCTGTTGTCGGTATGGTGCGCTGTTGACGATCCTGCCGTGCCTATGGGCTCTCCCGTCGGACGATACCCACTTTCACCCCATCGAGGATCGCCTTTCATCTGTCCTCTATAACCGAACCATGTGCTATGGATATTAGCGTGTGGATGCTCATGTATCCACTTAGCTACATAAGCTGTCTGGGCAGGGATGGTGCTCGGGTCTCTGATGCTCATCCCTGGGTGAGCCTTCTCGAACTGTGTGCCCATCCGCCCGCCCCCGACCATCTGGAAAGGTCCCCATGCACCTCCACTAGGATCGTTAGGATTGTAATCATACTTGGAGCCGTGACCGCTCTCACCGGCCCGGATACCTTGCATAGTCATGAAGATACGCCGCGCCTCGTCATTGTCACCGCCTGCCGCCTTGATGGCTTCCGCTTTATACAGGGCCGTCAATGCCCCCGCGTGCGAACTGGCCTTCTTCCACTCTTCAGTGGTGATCATGCCGCCGCCACCTCCATCGCCACCGCCTCCACCCCCTCGACCACCACGACCGGCGGCGACAGTTCCTCCCTTGCTTCCCCATGCAGGCAATCCGCTGATGCCGCCGGACTCGAGAGCCGTAAATGTTGTTCCAGCCTCGACGATCTTGTTCAATGCATCGGTGTTCTTGTCAGTGGCATCGGTCTGCTTCTGGGTGGCGTCGGTGTTCTTCTTCTCGTCAACCTTACCTTCAGTGTCCTTCTTGGCATCAGGGTTATCTTGGAAGAGCATATATTTCCCGAAATCCAAGATCCGATCCCATATCGACTTCTTCGGGTCAGGTTTTAGAAATTCGGGTTCCTTCTGAGCACCGATCATCTTACCCAGCTCAATCGCTTTCTCGACTCCACCTATGATCGCCTTGAATGCATCCTCTATATCGGTCTTATGATCAGTCAGATAACCAATGAACTCTGTAATCATATTCATGAACTCGATCTCAAAAGTCTTCTGCAATTCGATCAACGCCGTATTGAGCTTATCGGCAGCAGCCGCCGCCGCTGTAGGATCCCATCCGGTCCTCTTGTTAATCTCCTCGATCTGCTTGAGTTTCTGTTGTTCGCTCTTTTGTCCCTCGGGGGTCGATCCGATAGCATAGACGTCCGGTGATATACCGAACACTCCAGCTTGAGATACCCCGGCGGCAAACGATGAAGATGTCCGAGAGATCCTCTCTGCCATACCTATCTGGAGCTTGTTGATGTCCCATTTGCTCGGGTCATCTCCCGGCAGATATTGCCTCGCGAGATCGGGGAACCGAGCCCGGATAGTGCGCGCCAGGGATGGATACATGCGCAGTTGAGTGCCCATAGTCATAGCACTCTCTTGGTATGGCACCCCGCCCATCATCTGACTCAGAACACCGGCTCCATACAAAGACCCGATGCTAGAACCAACGCGCACAGCGGCCCAGTGAAGACCGACCATCATTTGAGATGTCTTGATACCTTCCCTGGCCACGAACCCGAGGACGTTGCCGAGTATCTGGAGGCCCCCCACTAGAGCGCCCATCACCCCGCCGGTGCGTATCAGACCGACCGATCCGGCGATGCCAGACATGCCGGGCAGTTGCATGATGAGGCCCCAGTTGGAACTACCGGCCCCACCACCGCCTCCACCTCCACCAGCTCCACCGCCTCCGCCACCCATGAATACCGACATCCTATTGGACAGGACATTGATAGTCTGATTAAACTGGTTGATGTGAACAGTGGTATTGTTGATCGTCTGATTGAACTGGTTCCAGGTATTCTGGTCCATCTTATAGACGAGTTCAACGAGAAATCTTTTAAGGACTTCATCGGCCACTATTTCTTCTCCATCTTACGACGCATTGCTTCGTGTGCTCTGGTCTCATTCTCAGACTTGGCCCGAAGGGTGTCGTTCATCAAGTCGACGTGCGACAGGTCCAACGTGCCATCGATGAGACTCTCGAACTTGCACATGCCAGCGTCGACCGGCCCCATCATGTAGTCGAGATCCTCGGGTAATCTCACTGGTTCAAAGTCGATAGACCGTCGGGTCTGGTTTCTGATGACCAGTTTCTCTCTGGAAAAAAAGGTCCGAATGACCCTCCAAGAACATTGATGACGATTTGCAGCATGGACCCCATGTCGATGTCTTCCATCTGGGGACGGTTCGCTCGAGCATTCCACACCGGAGCCCATCCGCGACCCTGGCCCTCGTCCCTCTTCACCAGGTTCATGCACGTCGCGATGACGTAGTCGGTTGTCTCCTCGGG